CAGATGGGTCTTGTACGATATCTACAGTGTTAAGAACAAAGTCACTACCGACCATGTTCACTCCACCTTTTTGCTCAAGAGTTCCCATACCACGAGTTGAAACACCTAGCTTAACACCACCATCTAAGAGACCTTTCACAATCTTACCATTAGGTGTATCAAGAATAAGTGCTTTTCCCATCACATCATTACCGTTCCATTTAAGTTCAGTAATTCGATGAGAAACTTTATCTAAGTTAATGATAGGACCAGCTGGGTGATTCAGTTCACCTACTGCACGTTGTGTGCGCACCTGTTCCTTATCATACTTAGAAACTGCTGATTCCAAAATTGCTTTTGGATAAATTCTTCCATTGCGGTTCTTTTGTTCTGCTTGGGCAAAGATACCTTCAATGATGTAGTTCTTGCTGCCATCCTCTCTGGATTCAACAATGTATTCTACTTCTTCTGTATGTTCAGTAATCAGTTTCATCTGAAGTATCCACCTGTGCCTGATCTTTTACCGCCAATATTTTTAGTAGTCATTCCACCAGAACCTTTAGACTTGTTCATCATCTGAACAAAGTTGCGAGCAGACTTCATAGCATCCCGCTCATTGTCTTCTGTGTCTACAGTCTGATTATCAAACATAATATTAAATTTATTATCTTTTTTAGTAATCATGACTTCACCCTCTTTGGACTGCAAGATTTTAACCATCTTGTGTCCTTTTGGGATGATGTTGAGACTAAATTCTTTAAATGTCTTCATCTTCTGCGTCTGCTTCCGATTCTAATTCTTCTGTTTCTGAGGACAAATCTTCTTCATATTCATTCGCAAGTTCATCATCAGTAGTAACATTGTTAAAAACTTGGTTAGCAACACGAATCTTCTCATCATCCAAACGAGATGAAAGTTTGTCGTTAAGTAGTTCAGAGAACTGCTTTTCTGCTTCAACAAAGTTTTTAGTAGTAACATTATTTAAAAAGTCAACAATTTCAGTCATTTATTTTGCCTCAATAAAATTTCGTAATATTATTTATAATAATTTAGTTTTCAGGTTCAGGTTCTTCAATTTCACCAGATTTCTTTTCTTTATCAATCTGATCTGCCATTGTTTTAATGTCATCATCTGATAACATCAACACATTCTTTTGAGTCCATTCTTTAGAGTAGAAGGTGCCAAGGTATGGTTCCATCTCTCTTAACATATTCAAACGCTCTCTAAGAATTTCAGAATCTTTAAGTTCTGTAAAGTAGTTGTCTGTGATAAAGTCGATGACAATATTATTCTTCCATTTATCCCAATCTTCTTCAGTGACAATGCCTTTGAGTATCAGTTGCTTTTTCAGAATGTTTGTAAATAATTCAGAGAATCTAACTCTAAGTCTTTCAATAAACTTTTGGAACTTAAATTCATCTCTAGTGATTTCGGAACTTCTACCAAGCAATCCGCCGGGTTGTTCTTCAGGATTAATACGACCTACAGGAACATTTAAAGACTTATAAACTTTCTTTTGAAAATATAGAATATCATCAATCTCACCTAAGTTTTGACCACCGGGGAGTGTAGAAATTTCAGTGCCTCTACCACCTTCACGTCTCGGCAACCAAAAGTCTTCCAGCATTGACATATGTTTAGAGTCATTTTTAAGGTCACCTGTATTTGCATCATATACAAGTTTATTTCTATATCGTGCCATAATATCTTTGAGGTATTGTTCTGCTTTACCTCTAGGCAAGTTACCTACATCAATATAAAAGATACGTCTTTCAGGCGCACGGGAAAGTCTGTAGATAACCAGAGCATCTTCCATCATGCGCAACTGATTAATAGGTTTCATTGCTTTGTGAAGATAAGATACTACTTTCTTTTTGTCTGCATCTAGCAGTCCGCTAGTAACATAGCTTACAGAGTCTGGTGATAACTTAACAGCAGAAGTTGCTCTTGAACCACCACTTGTTTGAATACTATGCGTAGCTGCTTTGTCTTCACTATAGATGTAATATTCATCTACCTTTTTAACAATATTTGCACCAGTAATAGGGTCTTTTTCTTTTTTGACTTCTTTTACTTTACGAATTTTAGTAGCATCAATAGGTCTAACTTCTTGAATACCTGCCTTCGGACTCTTAGGGTCTACTACTAAATGGTGATAAAGTCTTCCGTCAATATAATACCTGCGGAAAATATCATGACCATAATTTTTAAAGTTCAGCATTGCTGAAATATTTCCAAACTCTTCTTTAATCTGCTTCTTGATAGAATCAGAAGTTTCTACATTATCTAAATTAATATCAACAATCTCATCTTCTCCAGAGATTGCTTCATTTACAATGTCTTCAATAGCAGCATCTACTTCAGGATGTTCTGCTAAATTTCTATACTTTTTAATTAAGTCTTTATCGTCTTTTGCTTGTTCACCACTAAGGTCCACATAAGAACCATAGTAACTGCCTGATGCTGTAACATATCCAGCACCATCATCATCCAATGGTGGTACAATAGAAGGTAACTGTTCTTTGTCTTTTTTACCAGTCGCTCTTTTAATCTCAAAACCAAAGACTTTTAAACTATTGGTATCTTCCTGTGCCAAAATGCTTTCTCCGAATAAAAGTAATGGGGGACAGTGGATTCTATCCCCCACCCATTATTTATAGTTATATTAACTAGTTGTGTCAGATTCCCAATACTGAACTTGGAACGTAACACTAAACTCTTCAATCGCAGCAGCAGGATCGTATGCCAGATCAATAGGGTCAATGTTGGTTGGGAAACAACCTCTAAAGTTGTAGGTTTTAAGAGTAGAACCATCTCTGTCAAGCTGCTCTACAACTAAGTCTGCTTGATAATCAATAGGATTATTCAGACCAGTGTTTGCAGAGTGAGCATTGATTCCATTCATCCAACGTTCCATAGCATTACGGACATTGAAGTCAGTGTCATTGATAATTGTTGGTGTCCAAACATCAAATGTTCTGTCACCAGCAATCTTCAGTTCACGTCCACGGAACGGAACAATGATTTCTGACATAATGGAACCGGGCAACTGAGCTGCCCGACACATGAATGATGTGAGTTCTACATCTCCATTTGCATAACCCGGAAAGTTGATCGTTGCTTTGAATAGATTAGGTCTAGCACCGCCACCTTTCAGTTTTGCTTTGAAGTCATCAACTCCAAGAATAGCCATCTTTTATATCTCCTTAGTTAAGCGGTTTAGAATGACAGACCGACTACTTCATCAAAGTCTACACCAGTTCTAGTAGCAACAAAATTCAGAGTAATGAAGTTAATAGAACGTGCAGGTTTAATGAAAATAGTAGCAATGAATTCATTGCGATCAATGATTTCAGGTGTATTGTTTGTTTCGTCACAAACCACACGGAAGTCAGTGATACCACGGCGACCCTTTACTTCTCTCAGGAAAGGTTCTACAATGTTGACAAATTCTGCTCTGGTAAATTCATCGTTGAATTCAAACAGCACAGAACGTGCAGCACGAGAAACCGCTCTTTCAAGAGTAAGGAACAGGCGACGAACGTTGATTCTGTCAAATGCAGAAGGTCTGTTCAACATTGTCTTGTCACCAAAGAGTGTGATACCTTGACCCGGTAAGTTAGTGATTGGGTTTACACCTGCTCTATAGAGTGTATCTCTTTGTGCCTTATTTGGGGCATGTGCAAGAGAAGTTACTCCAAAGTAGGTGCCACGACGAACACCAGCAGGAGAGAACCAAGGAGCTTGATTAAGGTCAGTCTGAGCCATTAAACCAGCAGTCGAAGAGTTTGCTGGAATGTTGATATACTCATCATTATACTTATCAAATACCTTGAGGTAGTTGTTATCTAAGAACAGGTAAGAACTTTTTGTCAGTCCACTAGCAAAACTTACTGTGTCTTCTACAGGAGTAACTGTATCCAAAACAGCTCTCTTTGGTGGAGAAGCAACTACTACACAATCTTTGCGAGTTACAGCAGCAGTTGTAACAAGATTGTTAATAATAGTTGTGTGGTCAGTAGTGTCTTGTGCTGTAGAACCTGTTGTCGGCGGAGCAATCAGGAAGTCTACCTGATAGGTATCCACATCATCAACCAAGTTATACCCACTAGTAATGTCACCAGTAGAAAGACTGGAAACATCAACACCACCAGAAAGGCTTACCGTCTTAGTAGCAATGTTATTAGTAAGAGCAAAGTCATCACCGGAATCTGCTACGTCTGTACCAGCACCAGCTTCTCTGTAATCAGAGTCAATGTTAGCAGCATTTACTAACCAAACATATCTGGATTGGTTGTTAAGCACATCTGCAATGTAATTGGATGAACCATCTGCGTTTTTAGCATCAGCGGCAAGAGACAGGAATGGGAAAGTTTCGAGAACTTCACCTTTAGTGCCACTAAACTTACCACCTTTGTCTACAATTGCAACATGCACTTCATCATTAGAAGCGTTTTTGCCAGATGCATATGCAGAGGTTCCCGGAGCTGCGTCAAACTTTAAGTTATGATCCCAGTTATCAAATGCAGAGTCACCTAAGTCAAATGGACACAGTTCAATAGAGAGACTGTTACCAAGATCACCCGGATACTTTGCAACAAAGGAATGAGCAGAATCAGTTCCAACATTTAACGAGGTAATTTGGTCGTCAAAGTTTTCTCTGTTTTTTACAATACTACTTCCAGTCAGAGAACTTCTTGTTCCATTAGAATCGTATGCATTACCTGCATTAGAGTCTGTAACACGAACCAAGAACATTTCACTGGAGTATTTACTAAAGTATGCAGCAGTATGGAAATCTACTGAGTTATTTGTGTCAGGTGCGCCGAATAATGTAACAATTCTTGCTTCATTATCGACAGCGGTTGGTTTATCAACCGGACCCCAGCGGAAGTTGCCTACGAACACACCCGTCGATGTGCCAACGTTAGGGACAATACCAGTGAGGTCAATCTCACGGGTTACTACGGCTGGAGACTGAGAAGGCGTGAAGAATGCCATTGTGTCTTCCTTTTTTCGTTTGAGTTAATAATAAGTTACCCATGATAAGAACATTCAAAACAATAATATTATTTATAAATATCTGATTTTAGAACATTTCTGTGGGGTATGAGACCCAAACATCCCCACCTGATACTT